TCTAGCGCCATCTAATCCTTGCGATTCTTCAGATACTTCACCTCCGGATTCGAGGTTTTTCATCATGTTATACATGACTTCTGCGCCTTTGTCTATATCTCCTTCACCTGCATTTCTAACAGCATCAGCTGTAAACACAAATTCATTCTTAGACAGTCTAGCAGGTACATCGTCTGCTCTTTCCATTCTACCAATAGGTACGAACCCACCTTCTTCTCTGTAGTCCTTTTCCATGCCGTCCATATCTAATAATGGCATAGTCTTCTTGGCTACTGGTTCAGCGTCTCCACCTTCTTGATAACCTGTTCTCATCAGACCACCATCAGCAGCGAACATACTTCCTTGATTTCTAGCTGATAAATAATTGTAAGGATTCATTCTAACATCAGCTATGTTTATACCTTGAGATTTATAGTAATCATCAATATCAAAACCTTCATCTTCTTTTTTACCAAATAAATCCATTAATGCTGGAATACCTAAACCTAGAGTTATACCACCTTTTAGTGTTGGCATAAAAGATCCACCACCTTTTGTTAAACCTAATTTTGTAAGTAATCCTTCTTTATAAGGAACAAAAGCTTCTCCTACTCTTGAACCTGCTTGACCCAATAATTTTCCTTTTAGTCCACTAAAAAAACTAGATCCCGTACCCGCTTGATATTTACCTAAAGCACTAGCCCCTAAACTTCCTAAACCATATAATAATGCAGCTTTACCAAATGGAGACTTAGCAACTTTCTTAACTGCTCTTGTTGCTTTCTTAACTAACTTACCTAAGAAATACATTTGTCTTCCTGATTCAAGGTCCATGATTCCTCCTGTCGGATCATCGTCCATCATACCACCATCCATCATTCCTGCACGTCCACCATCTGCAAGACCTGTGAAATCAAATATAGAGCCCATGAATCTTGGAGCAAGGCCACCTAAGTTTCTGTCTGGTGTTGCTTCTTCTTCGGTAGTATCATCTTCTGGTATAATTGGTGGTATATAATTATTATCTCCACCACCGTCATTTGGTTTTGGTGTAAATTGTCCAGTGATACGATTATAAACTAAATCATTTTCTCTAGCATATCTATTTGGTTCATAGGTCTTCATCATATCATCAAAAGTTGTTTTTGTAGGATCAAAATTTTCTAAAGCTACTTGTTCTTTCATAATTCTATCAATCTCTTCTTGAGTAACAGGTCCCGCCATTTTTTTACCAAGAAAATTTGCAACTGCAGCTACACCTTTTCCTGCTAGAGTTGGAATTGCATTTGGATCTATTTCATTAAAAAATTGTGGAGGTGGTCTTTCACCAGATAAAACAGCATCTATAAATTCTTGACTATATTTCCCTGTACCATCTGGACCAAAAGCTTCAATACCTAAAGCATCGTCTACACCTGCTCCTTCTAGAAGTTTTAAATTATTTTCCATTAATCTTCTTCTATAGTTTATTCTTTTTTGAATATTATGTTTTTGTATTGCATTTAAACGACTTTGACTGGGAGACAGATCTCCTTTGTCATAAAACTGTTTGTCGTATTTAAATTTTTCTTTTCCTGTAGGATCTACTGTTCCTGTAACAGGACTAACATAATTAGAAGATGGAACATTTAAACTTTGAGGTGTATCATTACTATTAAAACTTGCACCACCTGCACCAACATTTAAATCTCTATCGGGTCTACCTGTTGATCCAGTTTTAGAATCTGAGTATCCAACACTTTTACCAAAAGAAGCAGTAGCCGCATCAGCTCCACCTTTTAAACCAACACGTTTACCATTTTTGTAAAGTTCTCTTGCTATTTGTGCTCTTGTTATTGCCATCGTTCTATTATATTATAATTTTGTATCTCCGCCAAGTGGTAATGCTTCTACTATTATTTTAACATCCCTTTTAATATCATCAGCTACAGTTTCTGTTTCAGGATCTTGCACGTCTTGCATAGCCTCTGCATCTGAATTATACTCTTGACCTGTTTTAGTATTGGTTAATGTAATTTCTGTTTGTGGTGTTATAATTTTAACGGGTTTACCGTTTATTACTTCTATTCTGTATGATGCTTCTGTTTCTATAAATGACATATTAATCCCTGTTTATTTCTAATATTGCACAAGTGCCTTCAAATGTATTAGCACTTGCTGCTTGTAGTTGTAATTTATCATTCTCTTCTAACACAATTGAGCCATCAGAGATAGACTTAGAATCTCCTGAGTTTACAGTATGTTCAGCAAATTGAAAAGCAGTTGTTACTGAATTATCATATAAAAAAGCTTTTATTTCTGTGTTTCCACCACTAACATTAGCTGTGTGTATGTTTTGTATTATAGCTCTAGAGTTAGAAGGTACAGTATAGACATCTGTAACATCCGTTGTAGTTAAATTAAATTGTGCATTTTTATAAATATTTGCCATTAACCATTACTCCCTGATGATTTAAACCATGTAAATCTTTCTGTCTCTTGTTTTAATTCATTTAAAAAAGTAGAGTTTAATTGATCTTTCATAATAGTTAAAGCTCTGTTAATTTGTTTTTGGTTAGATACATCGTATTCTGTTTTTGGTTCTGGTATTCTAACATTTATTTTAGCCATTATCTACGTCCATCTGGTTGTACGTCTAAACGAAGTGTACCAAATCTCCAGGATTCACCACTATCATTGTTTTCTATTTTAACGTTTATAAATCGACCTCTAGCTCTTGTATCTTTTTTAATTGTAGTTGAGTTTACTGTAAACGGACTTAATGTTGTTGTAGTGTCCGATTGTTGAGGATATCTTTTTACTCCTAAACTTACTTTTGCATTACCAACTAAAGTTTTAAAATCAGGTACAAATCTTCTCATCGCTAAAAATACTTCTCCAGCAACTTTAGGACCGCTAGCTCTTCCTTGTGCATTTGTCTGTCTTTGTTCTAAATCTATATCATAAGATTTTACAAAAGATGAAACAGTTGTAGTAGATCCATCTTCATTAACTTGATCTGTTCCTACTTCATGTTCGAAAAATTTAGTTTGACCTAATCCATTTTGACCTACAACAATTGGAAAAGTACCATTTGCTGTGCTATCATATTTTGTACCATATGGTTTTGGATATACAATTGCATCAATCCATGAAGTTCTTGCTTCTGTTCCTGTATACCAAACACCACCTTTCATAGGTTCACCATAATTAAATACAACATACTTGTCATTGTAACTTGAACCTTGTGATGGATAATACCAAACAACTTCTGTAAATAGGTTATTAATACCTGCTGCAACTTGTTGACCTTTTGTAGTATCAAAATTATCAAATACAAAATCTTCAACACTACATGGTAAAGATTTAACTGTACCATCAAACATAAAGAAACCATTTGGTGATAACCAAAAAGCAGCTCCATCTATTTCTACAACTGCATTTTTACCTATCAATCCACAGTTTGTACCAACTTGTTCAAATCCAAATGTAAAAGGTGAACCAATAAATTTCATTGTGTACAAAGCATTATCAGTGAAAACTAGAATTGTTTCTTTTGCTTTAATTGCACCTACAATTTTTGTACCATCTTGCAATCTAAAATCACCGGCACTGTTAATTGCAGTTGCAGTGTAATCATTTATATCTTCTTGATTCGAGAACCGGATAAACATATCGTCTTGTGTTGTCGTATCTCCAATAGTTGTTTCTGTTCCTAAATGACATAAGTGACGTGTTGTTGGTGATACTAAAGTTAATCTTGATGCAGTTGGGTTAGCAGATGTTGAAAAACCAGACGTGCTTGTTGATGCTCTAACGGTTAAAGGTGATGCTGCTCCTGCATTCCATGTAAATGTTTTACCGTTTGCAATAGTTGCAATTAATACTTGACCAAAGTTATCTAGACTCCAAAGTCCTGGTTCAAGAGTTACTTCTGATGCTAATACACCCTCACCCCAATCAGAAAAGTTTGTTGCATCTGTAACAGCTGTTCCTGTGTTGTGAGCTGCATTATCTGTTCCATCAACATTTCTAACTATACTTTGTAAATTTGGTGATGATATAGATGCATAAGATATTAATTCACTCTCAACTAAAATTCTACCTACAGAACTAAAGTTTGTAGTTGCAGCCAGTGTAACATTTGTACCTGAACCACCTGTACCAAAAGAGTTTGCACTTAATGATCCATTTAAAGTTGATGTTGCAGCTCCAGATACAGAACCATCCCATTGAGATATACCCCAACCATAACCATAGTTTTGTTCAGAGGGACCAATTTTTTCATAGGGTTTAACTGCTATACTACCACCTGTTGAAACTGTACCACCAGCATTACTGCTTTGTGTTATTGTAAAAGTTGTAGGTGTTGGAACTGTTGTTACTTGAAATAATTTATCTTCAAAATCTGATGCACTAAAACCTGTACCACTTGGTAATGTAACACTATCTAATAAAACTATATCTCCTGGTTCAAGATTATGAGATGTAGAAGTAGTTATTGTACAAACAGGATCATTATTAGTTGTTGCAATTGTAGAAGAAGATAGTGTTGCTTTTAAAGGTGTTATATCAAATAATTGTCCTTCAAAGTATAGAAGTAAGAACTTATCTGTTCCAAGAGCCACGTACCTATTTCCATTTAAATCAACAAATGCATGTTGTTTTCTAGCAACACCAACAATAGTGTCTGAAATTAATGAAGACCAACCCCCTACTTTTTCTGGTAAGCCATATCTAAATCTAACATTACCAGAATCCACCCATCTATTTTCTGCACCTGCAGTTGTATCTTGTTTGTCAATCCCTGGAAGAAAATTGTATTCAATAAGGGCCATGGTCCGTGCTCCTTACGCCGTGTTAGTTTTATATGCCCAACCTCTTGTCGAATCTACATACACTAATGTAAAAGCTTGGCCGTTAGTGGTTAGTGTTAGATTAGATGTGCCTGTATTAATAGGCTGACCGTTTCTATTTAGTATTAAATTGTTAGAGTTAAATGTTCCTCTTGCATCGATAAATGTAATCTCATCTCCTATAGCAGGTGCTGCAGGAAGTGTGATTGTAATTGGGTTAGCTGTTGTATTTGCAAAAATTTGTTCACCAGCAGATGCTGTGTAAGCAGTTACAGTAGAAGAATTTACTGTTATGTAACCTTTAGTTTGCATACCAAGATTAACATTAGTTCCATCTGAATAAACTAATACTGTTGCACCTGATGGTACTGTAACACCAGATCCTGATACTGTTTTAATAGTTAATGTTTTTATTGAACCCGAACTTTCTCTTGTAGTTGCATCTTCAAACACCATCACTCTTTCAGCAGTGTCTGGAATAGTAACTGTTCTGTTACCTGTTAACGTTCCTGTTAATTTAATATATATGTTTTTACCATTTGATGTTGCACCATTATCTAATGCTAATGCTACGTCTGCACCACCTACAGCTAATGATAAATAACCTGTAGCTAATTGTTCTAAGATCTGTAGGTTTGTATTAGTAATTGTACCCCAAAGACCTGCTTTTTCACCGGTAGTAATTAATTCTAATTTTGAGTTTGTTGAATAACTTGATGCCATAATTCTCCTAATAAGGGTCTATATTAACCCATGTTTGTGATGCTCCTGGATCTATAGGTTGCCATGTAATGATACCTGGATCATTGACAGTAAGAGTCATAGGCACGCCTGTAGGACTTACATTCGCAGCTGCAGTGATTGTAACACTTCCTGTAGACAAGGTCAATTGGTTTCCTGTGACACTTGTATTAGCTGCCGCTGATACTGTAACTGTACCAACACCTAAAGTAAATGGTGTAGCTGTAGGTGTTACATTTGCTTTACCACTAATAGTTAATGATCCAAAGCCAAGTGTTAATGGACTACCCGTCGGTGTTACAAAAGCTCCTGCTAATGCAGATGCACTACCTATACTTAATGTTAAAGGACTTCCTGTTACATTGATTGTAACGTTCGGATTAAAAAACGATGTCGATATTGGAGCACCGGATAAGGAAGTTAGTCCGAGCATGGCCTACGCTCCTTTTAATTCTTCAATTTTTGCTTCTATATCTTCTTTTGGTATTGGAGTAGTTCCATTCATCCAATTTATATTATCAATATCTGTTGCTTGATATTCAGCATTTGGATTTAATTCTTTTAAAGCTAAATTTAAATATCTAAGATTTCTTTGATTTTCATTCATTCTATGTATCTCCTAATCGTATAAACGTCATTGATGTAACTGATTGTCCAGTTCCATATAAAGTAATATTTGATGCACCTTGATATTTCATAACAAACGCTTCATTTGTGTCTGTCAAATCATGAATTAAATTAATTGTGCAAGTAAAAGTGTCACCTTCACTATTTTCTCCATGTGCATAACCATAGGCTCTGTTACTTGTACTAGCACCACTATTTGAAGTTGTTGCTATGTAGGGATTTACATATTGATTACCACTTGTTGAATTTCCAGTAAATTGATAAATAATATGGTAATAACCAGTTTTGTCTAAACTAATTATACCACTTGAAACTGAGGCAATTCCATTTCCAGATCCAGTAGAATTATATACAGATAAGTTAGAGGTTAGATAACCAGTTCCAGAAATAGCCGTATCTCCTGTCATATAAACTTGGCTGCCTCCAGCAGCAGATCCATTCACAAATCCAGACGTTAAAGCTGTTCCACCATTTGCTATTGGAAGTGTTCCAGTAACTTGGCTTGTTAAATTTATTCCAGTTATGTTTGTACTATTATTTGGTCCTAATCTAGTTATTGCCATTATGCTCCTATCAACGCTTTAATTTCTGCGTCGTCCAATCCTAAATCTTTTAGCTTCTGTTTACCAGATGCTTTTTTATCTACTGCTGCTTGTTCAGCATCTTTTAATTCTTGTATCTTTGCATTTACCTCTGCTTCAGTTGGTTTTGTAATTGAACTGTCATGTACTATTAAAGTAGAATAATTGTGTTCATCACTACTAAATCCAAACCATTGACCAGTATGCATTTGTGCTAAAGCATAATGTAAATATTCTTTATCTGTCATCAAGTGTCTCCTAATCTTATAAATTGCATATATGTAGCCGAAGTAGCTTCTCCTCTAGTTGTTACTGATTCATTTAGTGGCGAAACAAAAAACCTAACTTTTACATTAGATGTGTCAGTTACATCAATTAAACTAGAACAGTGTGCTTGAGCATAAGTAGTTGAGCTAGAAGTTTGCTGTATAAAAGTTGGAGTTTCTGCAACAGCAGAGTAATTTGAGTTGTCAGTAGTTGCTTGCATAGTTATAAAAATATATCTACTGTCTCCATTATATTGAAATGAAGCTGTAAAATTTACAAGGTATATTCCTGTAGATGGAAAAGTAAAAATACCAGAACTTTCTGTCATACCACCATTTAAAGTTCCTTGACCAGTTCTAGCAACTCTTGCTAAATTTGAGGCTATGGGAAGAGCACTACCACTAAAACTAGAAGTTAAACAAAATTGGTCTGCCATTGTAATTCCACTAATTAAAGAAGCACCATCATTCTGTAATGTTCCAACAATATTTGTAGTGTCTCCAGCTTTACCAATAGTAATAGTATTAGCATTCTCGTTGATAATGTTATTACCTGATGTATCTTGTATCTCGTCTACTTTTAATATACTGCTCATAATTTATCCTATTCTACTAATTTGTATGCTCC